CTTACGATAGATAATCTTCCGCTTACCAATGAATCATCATCAAGATTAATACCTACTTCTACATATTCAAATGCGTTTAATTGAACTAATGCCGTTGTAGATACACCATTTAATGCTCCACCGCTTGATGTATATCCACTCATTGTAGTTGCTACAATTGTAGTACCATTTTTCTTAAGAAATACTTCAGAGTTACCACTTGCAGCATCTGCATCAAACTGTGCGTTTGCAGTTACTTGATATATACCATTTTGTAATACTCTTGCGAATGAACTACTTACAATTTCAACACCACTTGCAAATTCTTGATTATAAGTTGTTAAAACACCACTTGATACTGCAGAACCTGTGAAACTACCATATGCAGGTGAAAATAATTGATGCCCATTTAATGTTAGAGAACCTGTGATATCAACCGAACCAGTTGCTGTTATTGCTCTATTACTTGCTGCACTTGTTCCATCTACTGTCAATGCAGGTCTTTGAGAACCACCTTGTGATTGAGAAACAAACATTCCTTTATCAACAAATACTCCTCTTCTAAATGATGTATCTGCATACATATCTAAAACCATTGCTGTTCCTAAGAAGTTTAATCCTTTCTTATCTGCTCCTGGATCACCATTAGAACCTGTTGTAGAACCACTCACCATTGCGAAGTAAGTTCCACCACCACCAGGTAGGGATACGTTACTACCGTTTAATTGTAATCCCCATTCAAATTGAGAACCGGTATATGCGTTAGCCTGATTTGCAGTTAAATTTACGTTGAATGCGTATGGTTGTCCTTGATACTGATAAACCTTTATATTATCCTTACCATATGAAGTATTATACACACCCATTACACTACCAGTAGATTGTAGTTGGTATTCAATTGCTGTTGTTCCTGAATCTGTTACTAATAACTTAGATGCAGTTATATTACCATTTATATTTTGATCACCAATAAATGTATTACTACCAGTTATGGCAAATGAACCAGTATATATTGAACCTCCTGCATTTATTCTACTATCAAACGATGCTGATGTTACACTATATAATTCACCGTTAATAAATGCATTTGAAGCAGTAATACCTGCACTTGCACTTATTGGAGTATTAAATATTACTCTACCATCTGTGTATGCTGTTGTAGCTTGGAATTCAATTGGGTAATAATAAACACCAGGACTTCCAATACTTACTGCAATACCACCACCAGCTTTTGCTGAGGTAAATCCACCTATTGGTAAAATTCCACTATATATTGCTATTTGATTACTACTTCCACTATTAAAAGAAATATATCCTCTAGCTGCAAGAGTATTTATTAAATTTGTTCCACTTCCACTTGCTACGGTTACTGCATTTTGTGCTAATGTTACAGTACCATTACTTCCACTAATTCTACTTGCTGCGGTTGCTTGGAAAGCACCTGTTATATCTAAATCATAAGTTGCTGATGAACTGATTTGAACTGCACCATTTATAGTTTGATTACCAATAAAGGTATTACTTCCTGTTGTTGCAAAACTTCCTGTATTAATTGTTGGTATCCCATTTATTCTACTAGTAAAACTTGCACTATCTGCTTTATATTCAGAGCCAGAGAATGTTTGTAATAATCCTACTGATGTTGAGATACTTGCAGTAAATGTATTTGTAGATTGTGTATAATCGTTAAATGAAGATGTTGTATTTAATCCTAATTCAGAATATGTTTTGTTTTTCCATAATCCATAGGAACTACTTTCGTATGCTAATAAATCATTTGTTAATGGAGTATTAATTTGAACATTATGTAATTCATTTAATTCCCAACCATTACTAACATTTACATAGATACTACCATTGTTTTGTTGTGCTCTTAATACCTCACCTAATGTTACGGTTTGTAATGGAGCTTGTGGTTGAACTCTTGTAAACTGACCTGATGATGAAAGGTAAATTATATCACCTGCTACATATCCTAATGTTGGGTCTGTGTTTACTCCTAATACTATACCATTCACAACAACTTCACCATCTGCTCCACTTAAAATTGAACTTCCTAATATACCTAATGTATTTGAAGAAAGAGCTTCTGTATCATAAGATGCTGTATTGAAAATTGGATTATCACCAACTGCAGATGTTATTCTTACTACTGTTCCTGCATTTAATGTAGATTGGTTACCATTTCTTGCTATGATTACTAAATTTCTTGCTTCACTTGCTGTTTGTGCAAATACTGCGTAAGAAGAAGTAACAGAATATAAAGATGAACTTACAGCCATTGAACTTGTCTGTGAGTTTTGAACATATCTATTATCTGCTGATTGAGAGAATGCTTCTAAACTATCAATTCTACTATCAAAACTAGAACTATCCCCTTTATATTGAGATGAACTAAATGTTTGTAAAAGACCTACTGAAGTAGATACTGATGCTGTAAATGATTCAATAGAATTTAATCTATTATCAGTTGATTGTGTATATTGATTAAATGATGCAGTTGTTACATTATCATCATCTATTGCTTCTATTCTACTACTAAAACTTGCACTTTCATTTACATAAGATGAACTAAATGTATTAAATGATGAAGTATCTAACTTACCATTTATCAATGAACTCTGTGTAGCATCTGTTGAATATATAGATGCACTTAAATCACTTAAAGATGATGTTGTTGCAAATGTAGTATTCTTAAAATCTTGTGATGAAGTATATGCGTTAAAAGATGCAGTAGTTACAAATGTTGTTGATTTGAATTCTTCTGCATCTAATCTACTATCAAATGATGCACTATCCAAGTTATACTGACTAGAACTGAATGTCTGTAATAGACCAACAGATGTACTAATACTTGCTGTAAATGTTTCAATTGCAGTTAGCTCACTATTAACCGATGCCGTATACGCGTTAAATGATGAAGTTGTTACCAATCCACTTGTATCTACTGGTCCACTTCCACTAGGTAATGTTACATTAAATGTAGTACTATCTCCTTTTGTAAATGTTAGTGTTTGTCCTGCTATACTTGCAGTTACTAATGAACTTCCTGTGATTGTTGCCGTTACATACCCAGCTGTTTCTAAGGTATCCAATCTACTATCTACGGATTGAGATAATGTGTTTACACTACTCGTTGTTGCTAATCCGTTTATCTGTGTTTGTAAACTATCTGTTACTACTTTAACCGAAGAACTAATTGCGTATGATGAAGTTGCTGATGTTAAACTTGCTATCTTACCATCTTGTGCTATATCTACTGATGCTACACTTGCACTCAATGCGTATGATGCTGTTGCTGCAGTTAAGTTGTTTACCTTTGTATCGTTAGATGATGTGTATGCGTTAAAACTTGCAGTAGTTACTAAGCCAGTATTACCAGCTGTATTAATTCTACTACTAAAAGATGCCGAATCTATTTTATATTGACTACCGCTAAATGTTTGTAGTAATCCTACTGAAGTACTTACACTTGCAGTAAAACTCTCTATTGCACTTATTTCACTATTAGTAGATGCAGTATATGCGTTAAAAGATGCAGTACTAAGAAATCCTGTACCTGCTACAAATCCATTTATTCTACTATCAAATGATGCACTATCTGTTGTATATGTGTCCTGATTTACAGTATTGTCAATTGAAGCTGCGTTATACGTTCTCAATACTTCTGGTGTAATCAATTCTTCTTGGTTATCCGGAAACGATGATTGGTTTAATGCTTCTAATTGTGCTTTAGTTAAGCCCATATTATTTTATTTTATTTTAAGTTATATCAAATCCATTACTAAAACCAAGACTAAATGCCCCTCTGATTATGATTGTAGGTGTTCCTTCTATCACTCCAATACCTTGCTCCATTAACGCACCATTACAACAATCTCTACCGTATCTGTTCTCGTGTAAACACAAACATCCCCTTCTATTGTTCTTAGGAGAGGATAGACCACGTGTAGGGCCAACGTATATACCCGAGTTATTCTCTCTGTTAACAGAATATCTTAGGTTACCATTTCTACTATTGCTCCATCTACCCATATTGGTTTTATGTCTTTAACACCCCTAATCTTAAATGTTGTGGTGTTATTTCATGCTCTTAAGTGACTCTTTGTGCATTAAGGTTTCTAAAAAGTTTTTATCTGCTTTGTATGCAAGTAATAGTAAACACTTCTCTAGTGGTTGTGAGATTATTTCATCTATAGCTCTGATATCACCGTTTGCAAGTTCAACAATGCTTGCGTATGATTTCCACTTTTTTCCAAAGTTTGCTTGATGTTGTGTAGGTACTCCTCCTGCATCACTATCGTAGAGTTCAGGGTATAATTGAGTAAGTCCGTTAACATACGAACAAAAAAAAACAGAGTTCCGAAATGTATATCCATGCCTACATTTAACCAACGTGTTTCATCTATCTTACCATCGTATGCTTTTATACTATACGAATCAAATAGTTTCTTTTCTACCGGTCTATATAGGATACTCATTATCTTTGCCCAATTACCATCTATAGCCAATGCATCGTACTTAGTTATATCACAGAATGAACCATATGTCATATTAGATAAATTAGGTTCTATACCATACTCTATATCATCTATTGTAATAAATCTTTGCAGTTCGTACTCTGTATTACCCATAAAGGTTGCTAATGTTGATACTACTTCATTATAAGATTCCTTTGATAATGATTTGATTTGTTCTAAATTAATACCGCATAAGTGATGTAACATAAATGCTATACTTGCCTCTTCATCATCTTTATAGTTTTCTAAATCACTTTGTAGGGCTAGATACTTAGTTAATGTAATATCTTTCCAACTATCAGGTATGGTAATCTTTATTGTCTGTTTCATTTATGCCTCGTATTTATTTATTGTTTGTTGTTGTAAAAAGAATAGTTTGTATTGTAAATCTTTAACCTTCTTTTCTTCGTTTAATAATTTAGCGTTCATTGCAATTATATTTGCGTTTAACGTTTCGTTTATTTCCAATAGATGTTGTATTGCTCCCCTCATTTGTAGGATATCATCATCTGACCATTTTAGTTCTTCATTACTCTTTGTCATAGTTTGCTGTTTGTGTATCGTTAATATAATCCATTAGTTGTTTATCGTTTAGTATCTCCTGCATTCTATTCTGTATAAAGGGTAACCACTCTTCTCTTGTATTCATAAATCTTAATTGAGTTGATATGCTTTTCCAAAACCCTTTTCTATTTTGAAAGGTATAGGGCCTCTTTTTTTCTTGTGTTGTTACCATATTGTTCTCTTTATATTTTTGCTTTGCCTTTTCACAGTAATGAATATCCTCTACTCTTTTACATGCTAAACACAAAGCTCGTTTAGGAGCCTTATTAGTTTCATTAAACTCTACTCCACACTCTCCGCAATGAGTAGAAAATTGTTTACCTTGAAATCCTCTTTTTGCCATAACTAAATTATATTAATTGAATATACACCTTTTTTCTGAGATTTCAAAGAAAGTTTGGACATTGCTACATATCTTACTGCATCTATCAAATGGTCTAACCCTCCTTCAGGTGTATCTGTAACGTATCCGTATTTGTCTGTTGCCCATTGATACCCATACATTTCATTAATTAAATTAGTACTCTTTTTCGTTATGTTTATTTTATAGTTCTGCATTACCCCAATACCAAACTTAATACTGTCTGGTCCCTTCTTAACAGGCTTAGCGTTGAATCCTGCTCTACATAGTTCTTCTATACTTCTCGGTTCTGAACTATCACACCATATTTCTTCTCTCTGTATATCTAATGCTTTTAATTTATTGATTAAATCATTCATTACTAAACCTTTCTGATATATTAGTTCTTCTAAATACATGCTCTCACCATTCTTATATACCGCAACCAAAGCAAGTTCATCTCCTGCATATCCCCAATCTAAACCAAACCCTACAAACTCTGCTTCAAAATCCTCTACGGTTTCAAAATTGAATATTGCTTTATCATTTGCTGCGTATTCACCTAATCCATATATTTTCCAATAGGTTAAGTTCTTATGTTGTAATGCTTCAATCGCTTTAACCATATCATCAGGTAGAAAAGGATTATCTTGATACGTTGTAATGAACCTATCACAATCATCCATAGTTCTTAGCCAGTGCATAGGTGAGATAGTAGGGTTGTAAGATAAAATAATTTGTCCTTCTGTTCTGATTGATAATTGAAAGTACTGGTCTTCTGTGACCTCGTTGGACTCGTCAATATATAAAATTGTACTTTTGAGCCCACGAAGTTTTTGTTCATCATCTGTATTAATGAATTGAAATATAGTTCCGTTATATAGTTTGTATACTCTATCTGCTACATTCATACTCTCATCTACCCACAAATCTAAACTAATCATTATATCCTTAAAATCCTTCATTACGGTCTTTTTAAGGCTCGGGATTGTCTTTCTTACTATACTGATATCAATTGGAGATTCTATACCCTTAGCGATAAGATATTGTAGTATTGCGTAGGTTTTACCACTACGTGTCCCGCCAACATGATGCGACACTCTATGTTTTCCTTCTAAAAGGTTTTGGAAACTAACTGTTGTCTGTATCTTTAATTCCTTTGCCATCTTTGGTTTTAATTTCTATAACTACTTTTTCTATCTTATGATTAATCTCACCTTCTAAATCTATCTTTGTTTGCTTTGGTAATACATAATCAATTAACCTACCTGTTATCTTCATTGCTTCGGCAGGGTCTTCTTTCATCATCTTATCTATTACCGTCGGCCATTTCTCCATTTGATTTCCTACCAATGCAGTAATCATATCTTTAATTTGTGCCGTTGTCTTATTAGGTGTACCTTTTTGTTCC